AAGTCAAATGCACCCCATTTCTTACATCTTTCCAAGTTAAGCCTTTAGCCTTATACCACTTGGCGGGCTTGCCATATTCCTTCGTATCACCCCAGGTGATATACTTAAATTCAAACTCATAGTTTAAGTGCGCTGGCTTAAGCTTGTCTATAATTTTTCTTATCTCGCTTATCCTTTTAGGGACCCCTACTATACCTACAAATTTAATTGTAAAGTGATATCTTCCGTAGTGTTCTATCACCTCACAGGTGCCATTTGAGTAGCTTTCAACTATATTCTTAATTACTTCTACTGTAGTAGTTTCCTTAGCCTTTAAGGCAGCTAATATATTACTCCTAAGGATATCTATAGGCAAGTTACTGTCATAATCTATGCCAACGAATTTACACCATGTAGGAAGGGAGAACACGGCTGATTCTATGAAAAATTCCCTTACAAGAGACTCTACGCCCAATTCAAGTCCTTCCAATTGATTGTCTTGGGCTTTTAGGATTTCTTCCATGGTGTGATTAATATAGTGATCAGGGTATAAATCAATTAGCCTTATCATTAGTCAATCACTCCCTTAGTAAGTGTTATATTACCAACTGCCCCTACCTGGTCAGTAACTAGCTTTATATTTCTTGTAGCACCATTTATTGTTAAATTAGTGAAGTCTATTACCCCCTCAGTGCTTACCAGAAGCCCTGCTACCTTAGTGTAGGTAATTTCCTTCGCTGATTTAACCAGGTAGCCATCTAAGGCTTGTATAAAGCCTTCCTTCACCTGGTCAAGTGTGTAATTGTCATCCACTTCTACAGTAGCTGATATATTGATATCCAATATAGTAGGTGTAGTTACTGTTACACTAGCCCCTATAGGTCTTTTAGTTTCTATATATCTCTTTGTAGCGTCCACTATTTCAGGCGCTACATTCCTGTTATTCTTACTCATGATAATTACTTTTACAGTTCCATTACCATTCCACAAGGGAATTACCTTTACGTTCTTAACTCCATCTACTGATAGAGCCCAGTTGATGTAGTCATCTACATTTCCTGATGTCCCTTTGTGGGCCTGTAGATAAAAGAATCTTTCTTTTAATTCGTCATCAGTTTCAGGATCTACACCATTTTCGATAGCCCCCACTGATATTGCGCTTTCTACACCCTCTATATCATCTATAAGCTTAAATATTGAGCCTGAAGGGATATTGTATTCAGCCCCCGGTGACACAGCTTGAATAAAAATAGTTGCTGAATATTCATCATTATCTCCAGTAAGTTTTACCGGCTTTTCACCTGCCTGATAATATTCAAATATTTTGTTATTGTGTTCAAATTTCATGCCATCAGGTAAGGCTGTATCTTTTTTGCCAGTTACTTTGATATGACCCCTGGCCATTTCTCCGTCTTTTCTAATAACTCCAAATTCTTGAACCCTTTTATCTAAATTGTCCCCATAACTATCTTTTATAAAGGCAATATTAAGGATTTTATCAAGCACTGTGTATATCCCTGCATGTGCCAATGCAGTAGAACTAAATATACTATCTAAAATAGACCCTTCATTCTTAGCAATTGGAAGGTCTGCATTAATTAGCATTTCATTTTTCAAATTTAAGTGTGTTTTATCTTCGAACATCTATATCAATCCCCCCATATATGCTTATTACTTTAATCTTAATGTGTAAGTCATCACCCTTAAAAGTTACTCCATTATTTTCAACATCATTGATGTAGGGATTAATTAGTAGGGCCTCTTTTATATATCTAAAAGCCTCTGATTCAGTTAGCCCTCTGCTGAATTTCTGACCTATCAAGGTGCTAAGTTCAGTCCCGTAGTCCCAGGAATATATTTCATGGTTATATCTAATTGTTTTGATAGCCATGTATATCCATACCTTAAGGGCCTCTGCACCTTCAACGACCTTGAATTCTTTTGTATCTTCATCAATGATAAAATTATCTTTGTCAAAATCATAGGCCAACTCTCTTAAAAGTGGTAACTCACTATTAGGTGTATAGTTATAGTCTTCAGGTGCCCCTATAAAGGGGAATATATCTTTTTTATCTTCCACTATCTCACCACCTTGTCTAGTATTGTAACTGTAGAATCGCTACAATTAATAATTACAATATCTCCAGCTTTTATACCATCTAACTTCACGGTATGTGTGTGACCATTGCTTGCAGATGTATATATCCCCTTAGCAAGACCATAGGCCCATGATGCATATCTTATCTGCTCTGTTTCAATCTCCATATCCTGGAATTTTAGCCTAGTATTAGGGTAGCTTTTAATAACTTTAGCATATTGAATAGAAGGTGTATAATTTCGCATACCTTCCGTATTCATTATGTCTAGTAATTCATGTTCATACGCCATCTATTATAACACCTTCCTTATAAATCTCTAAATCTATATGCGTGGGTAAACTTTCTTGAAGGACAAGTCTGAGACCTAGGTGGTGTAGACTCTACAGCCCTACCATTTCCTAGATATAGGCCCAGGTGCCCGCTCATCCACAATATATCACCTCTTCTAGCTTGACTTAGTGGTATCTTGATAAGGCCATAAGACCCTGGATTAGACTTAATAGAGCTAGTTGTCCATGCATTTACCGGTCTTTTATTTAGCTTGCCTGCGTCTGCATAGGCATAATACACCATAGCACTGCAGTCAAATGCGGCCGGTCTTATCGGATTACGCTTATACGCATTTCTGTCACCTTGAGAATAGCGAGTCCCAAGCCTATCCATACAGAATTTTATGGCATGCTCTATAATATTCCCACCACCTGAAGTGCTGCTTGCTACAAGCCTGCTGTCAGCTTCTTCATCTGAGGTTACACCAGTACCAAGGTTGGAGTCAGTCCAATCCTTGCCAGTGTGTTGTTTATACCACGATTTCACCTGCTTAATATACCCAGCAGTATCATTACCATCACCCTTAGGTGCCCATGTAGAAATTATCTGGTCAAACTTCCTACCCTTCTTATTGACATGCGATATGCCTATGAAGTGAAATCCCCTTCTAATTCCTTCTTCTACTGATGAGTAGCTACCAAATGACTTATATTTCTTTATTTTAGGGTCAGGATCCTTGATTCCAAAGAAGTTAAAGTGATTAACCGCTAGATTAGAATCAAATTTAGCCCCACATTCCATTCTGGCTACCAAGGCAACCATCATAGGGTTTACCTTATACATATTTCCATACTTAATAAAAAGGTCCCCCTTACCTGCAAGCGGACCTTTTAGTAATTTATTTATCATATCAGCTGTAATTCCATGTCCCCAGTCAAGGGCCTTTCCTTCACCACTGGATGCCTTTGATTCATCCTTTCCTGCTGACTTTTCATCCATGATATTGTCAAAATTAAGTTCTAAATCTATAGAATACTTTCCGCCTACCCATGTGTGGGTATCCTTATCAATGTAGAAGTCACCTACTAGGCCAGTATGTGAGTCTTTTACCTGGACTTTGTATCCACTCTTACAAGTGATATTACCATATCCATGTAGTTCACAAGTTCTATCCAGACCATGAAAGGCTGCATTTATATCTTCAGTCTTTCCATCTTTTTTCTGTTCAATTACTTTTGATACAGTGTGATATAGCTTCCTAAATTCCTTATTGATCTTCACCTGAAGCTTGTTTCCCTGCTCATCCACCACTAAGACCCTGTTGACTACATTTGCTACAGACTCTTTGTAAGAACTATATTCCATATTTTTATCCTGTTCAAATGCAATTCTAAGCTTAACTTCGCCCTTTTCAATAACATTAAACTTATCTATATCAACATCTATCATGTATTTCTTCTTACTAGTCTTAGAGTGCTCTGTGTAGGCTGTCATGATGGCATCATATCTAGACACGCCGATAAACATCTTAGTTATTTTGCTATCACCCTTAGCAATCTTACCTACTGGTAGTTTCATCTGGCCATCCTTACCAGCAAACACAGTCTTAGCAATTTCATAAGCCGATTTATTCACAAAATTATAACTCACTTCATCCTTGTGTAGCACATAGCCTATATCATAGGCGGTCACTCTTATACCATTATTACTACTGGCTTTTTCAACCTCAATGATATTACCCCTGAATATTTCCTTGCCCCCTACATAAAAGCAACAAGTGGAATTAGCACTAAGACCTATGCTTTTTACCTTTTCGTCATTTACTGCCTGAATAAATTCAAAGTTAAGTTCTCTATAAGGGCTTTTAATACTACCGCTCCATGATACATTAGTAACTATATCTGTAAGCCTGTAGAAGCTTCCACCACCCCTTATATGAACGATTAAGTCTATATCTTCCATCTTATATGTGGCCATTATGGAATCACCAACTTCCAATTACTGTATATTAAGTTTGATTTCTTCAGACTAGGATATCTTTTAAGATTTTCTGCATTAGCTGTAATCTTCTTATATTTACGACCATCTCCGTAGTATTTCTGTGCTATCAAGTATAGGTACTCTCCATGCTTTACTGTGTGGGACCTTCCTGAAGTCTGCTTGCTTAAGTCTATGGTAGGTTTATTCCTTGAATAGACCTTATTAGGGATAGGATTTTTAGGATTTCCACTAACCGGACCAGGTTGCCATGTAGGTATGTTTATATCTTCATCTTCCTTAAGGTCTAGGGTATAGTACACATCACCACTAGAGTCTCTCTCGCTATATTCAAAGTGGGATATTCTAACTGGCACATTAATTGAAGTACCAGTCACTATATACCTAAGTCTTGCACCCTCTCTACACCACTTTTCAAGCTTATTAACATAACTATATGGGTCCCCACTACCTGTGGCAAAGTGATAGTTAGCCCCTTCATGAGGGAAAAAGCATGATATGGACATGGCGGAAGGCTCATATCCATTATAGATATTTACCTTCCCCTTTTTTACTATACTTTCAGCACTAATATCAGCATTAACTATCTTGTTAAATTCTGATGGCACAACTGGTAGCCTTAGATTATCCCCATCTCCATTTAAGTATATTTCTACCAATTACACCACCCCCTGTGCCAATTTAAGCTTCTTAACGAGCTTACCTATCATTAAATCAATGTCGGCTTCTTCTCTTACAGTAATTCCATTTAGGTTAATTACTATACCATTGTTACTACCTCTGTTCTCATAGTCATTGGCCTCTCTCTTAGTCAAGACTTTTTCGCCCTGATGTAGATTAGCTGGGTAATTGTCATATGGCACACGAGGTAGACCAAACGCATGACCGCCACTTCTTATGTGTGGCGGAACTCCGCTATTATCCACACCACCAGATGAACCACCACTTCCACCAACACCAAAATCAACTGTTGGTATCTTAGGTATTTTCTTTTCAAACCAGTTACACATATCAGTCCAGGCATTCTTTACAGCCAACACTGCATTTGTTATTCCTGTTATTGCCTCGTTTACCTTAGTAAGAAGTGGAATTATGACGTCTTTAGCAACCTGCATTTTTAATTGCATAAAAGCCCATTTCTTTTCCCAGTCAGAGGCTAACAACTTAATCACATCTCTTATAAAGTTAGGATTTTCTTTGAGGAATTTAAATACATCTTTCGCAACACCTTTGAAGAATTGGAATACATCCCCCATACCTTCAAATGCACCATTAACAACTTGACCCAATACATTTATTGCCTCTTGGGCTTCAGGTGAGTTAGTGATTATGTGATCATATACTTCATCTAACATATCAGTAATTGGCTTGGCTGCAGTTTGTAGCTTGCTAAAATCAATGCCCCCAAAGTTGGTTACATCCATTAATCTCCATAACCCACCGATAGCCTCTTCCGCCTTCGTGTAGATGCCTGAGAAGAAACTTTTAACATTCTCACTATCAAATATCTTCTGCATCCTCTCATACATTGGGGTATATACCTTAGCTTCAAGTAGATTATTAGCCATAACCCACGCATCCTTGAAGTTCATAGGGATGTTTTGGAACTCTTTATTAACTTCATCTGAATGTTTAAGAATTGCACGTTTAACTAGGTCAGCAGTAAGAAGTCCCTTCTTACCAGCTTCTTTTATTCCTGTACCAACTTCCTTTTCAATCATCTTGGCCATTAGTGGTGCATTTTCTCTTACAGAACGAAGTTCATCACCCTGTAAAGTACCACTGGCAAGCCCCTGATTTAACTGATACATTGCTGCACTAGCTTCCTCGTTTGAAGACCCGCCTTTTCTAAATGATTGCATGGCAGTCTGGTAGAATTTAGCCGCTTCACCCGGCTTACCACCAAATACATCTGGTGACATCTGCATTAGCTTAGTCATTCCATTTCTTACATCTGATAAGTTAGATCTAGAGTTTCTTGCAACCCCTTGGGCTAATTTATCATAATCACCTATACTCAATCCGCCCCTATCAAGAGAGTTAACTCTAGCCTTATAATCAGAATAGTTGTTATAGCCCTCTACGGTGACTTTAATGACTTTATCCTTAAGTTTTGCTAGGCCTTGTTGAATCTTTTGAATGCCCCAGGCAGTCATATCATGAAGAAATACCTTGACATCATCTTTTGCCTTCTTAGCGAGCACGCCAACAGCCATTGTTACTGCGGCCAATGCTGCAAGTGCTGGATGTTTACCAAGCAGTTTTAGTGGAACTTTAGCCATAGGACCTAACTTGCCTAACTGACCACTTATGCTACTTAACCCCTTAGATGCTAAGTCTTTTATCTCAACTGGTATCTTGTTAGATTTTTTCAATCCCTCAACAAATGATTTCATCTTTTTGGATACACCCTCAACCTGCTTATTGGCATCTTTTGCATCCAGTTTTAGCTTTTTATTACCTTTTAGGCTCTTGTCAAAATCCTTCTGTGCCTTGGCTATTTCCTTGGTCTCTTTTTGAAACTTCTTAAGTTCAGCCTGCATTCTTTTAAGTTCTTTTGTCATCAAGTCTTCGGCCTTAAATCTAGCTTTCAGTTCAGTTGTGTTAGTTGCCATTTTTTACCCCCTTTCTCCCATCATAAAAGGGCAAATTTGATTTTTTTTATCTTCAAGCCTGTCTTCAATTTCCTTAAATAAGAAGGCCTTCATCATTCGATATTCTCCAATATCTGTTTTTTTCTTTTGGTAAACTTCGGATGGAGTCAGATGTGCGTACTTCCAGAAATAGTAGAAAGTACGCAGTTCATCATCCACCTCTATTAGTTTTTTATTTCATCTTCTTTCGGAACATTGTTGATTAGGTTGTCATAGGCCATGAATAGCGTGTCTATCTCATCTGGTGTAAGAAGCACTAATACTAGGTCAGTAGGAGTACCCACTTTAAACTTGCTTATTAACTCGGTATTCTTGAATAAGGCTTGACCCTTATAGAATATGGAGTAAACAAGAGTAAGCAACTTCCTCTTCCTGTTATTCTCTGCCATCTGAAGCTTGCCCTTATCTGCCATCTTAAGCTTATATCCATAATCTTCTAGCTCTGCTTCTTGTTCTAGGCTCATTCTACGCATTTCCACTATGAAAGGCTGGCCAAACATAGTAGATAGGCTACTTATCTCTATTTCTTCCTTCTTTACAAGGAAATCATCCCTATCTTTACTTAGCAGTAGATCAATTAAATTAATGTTCTTTTCGTTCTTTTCGCTCATACCTATCTCCTTATATCAAATCTATTGGTTCAAAATCATCAAATGTGAATGGTGCTTCAACCTTGCCCACTTCTCCATTTTTAAAGTCAGCAAGTGTTAGGTCATCAAATTGCACACCTTTATATCTGATTCTTTCAGCCCCTACATTATCTGGGTCATCTAGCTTAGATATCGCTTCAAATGATATAGTCTTCTGTTCTTTCATCCTAAGTCCTATTAGCTTAGTCATTCTTGATGATACCTTAGTCATTGTGCAAGACCCCTTACCCTCTGCGCCAGTAGTCTTGTGTGCATCCATCATCTTTCTTGGTCTAGGCACCGGTGTCTTTTTAAAGTCTATCTTAGCCTGGAATCCTTCAAGTTCTGCCACATACTCACCATCAAGCCATAGCTCACCAAAAGTACCGCTTATGCCATCAGTACCTAATATTTCTTTTATTTGTTCTTTATTTGACATGGTATACCCCCTTATTACACATTAATATTGATATAGAAGTCTTCCATTGCATCTACACCCTTTAGCTTGATATATAAGAATACCTTGGCCTTAGTATTTGCTTCCTTAATCTCCTGGTCTGTCATACTGCCTATATTTGCATTAATTTCCTTTAGATACTTCTTCTGTGCATCTAAATCAATACCAACACTATGGCCCCTTTCGATTATTCCATCTCTTGCCAGGTCTTCTAAGAAGTTACTAATCTCTGCTATAAGTAGGCACTTGTTATCGTAGTTATTAGCTACCTTACCCACATAGTAATTTGATATTGACTTCTTGATGGAGTTATTAATTAGCTTATAAGTCCTTACAAGCTTTATCTTCTTGAATGAATCGCCTTCATTACCCTTAGGTGTTGTAAGTGATGTAACGCCTCTGGCAATCTTGATATTGCCGCCTTCTTTTGTCAAAATCAGCTTACCACCATCAATTAGCTGGTTCTTTTCGTCCTTGGACTTTTTAGGAATAGTGCTAATAAATGGCACATTAGCGTGTGTGATTGACTGTGTAAGTGGAGTCCCTGCACACAATCCACAAATAAATGGCAATAGCTTAGCAGCCGTATAGGTAACATCACCTTCCTTGATGTCTTCAGTCGCAAACTCTATGACATCGCTGGAGTTTGAAGGCTTAGTAGTTGTGATTACCAAATTTGCATCATATCCAATATCAGGCAATCTCTTAGTCACAAACTCTATTAGCTTAGGGTTATCTGTCTGATCTGTTGCTTCAGGCATACAGATATAGTTAAACTCATAGTTTTCAAGCACATCTAGTGCATTATCTAGTGTATCTGCCCCATTTAACGCATATACCAGTAGCTTAGTAGGTGTGAAGCTTCTTTCTTCAAGAACCCCACCCACTCTTACATCCTGTACATTGCCTATTAAGGCCTGCTTCATGTAAGTAAGATTTTCTGCCTTAAACTTAGCACCCTCTAAATCCTCTATTGAAGTGTATTCAGATAGGCCCTTGGCTGTGCCATCCTTCAGAATAAGGCACACTATTCCAGTACTTGCCCCTTCTACGGCTTTTCTTTTTATCTCTTTAAATACAATTTTAAGCTCTGTTAAGCCCATTGTTATACCTTCCTTCCTGTCTTAAAACGTTCACCATATCTGATATTGGCTTCTTTCAGCAAATCGAATTCATCTGCCGGCTTGATAGTGATGCTATTATTAATATCTTGCATGACATACTTATCAGCCTTATCAAAATAAACTTGTTCATGATAACTCGCTGATATACTAAAATGTAGGGTATGGCCCACTTCATCTTTTATTATCAAGCCATCTATACCAGATATGTGAATATATCTTCGTCCAACTTTTATGCTCCTTGTAAATGTGCTTTCCAGTAGGTCTTTTAAGTCATATAAGCTAGCCTTAGCAGTCTTATTGCCATCGCCTGGAAAGTACCTTATGTCAATTACAAGGCTTTTTTTATTGAAGTGTAGATTTATTGACTCTGAATCTGATGTATTTACATCAATAAAAAAGCAGCTACCCCTATCTAGGTATAACTGCAGTTGTTCGTCATCATCTGTAATTTTACACTTGTATTCAGTATCTTTGATGGCATCATAGATCATATTCGATACTGACTTTATTAGATCGTTTACTTCAATCATTGTCTACCACCCATCAAATCATCTAATATCTTCTTCCCTTCTTTATCCAGTGTGGCTTTTCCCTTCTTCATTGCGTTTCTAAGCATGAATTTACCTGGTACGAATAGTATTTTGCCCCCATCACTTCGTACTGCCTTACGTCGCTTTCTGGAGACCGATAGCCCCATACCTGCCCTTGTTCTATGCCCATACTCAACATCCCAGGCATAAAACTCACCTTTAGATTGGGCATCATTGTAGATTTCAACTTCTTTACCTAAATCTCTGACTTTCCAACTTCTTCTAAGAGTTCCTGCTGTCATTGCCCTAGGGTCCTTATTGACCGGTGTATTCTCTATTACATCCCTTAAAATTTCACTTGCTACCTTCGTCTTTAGCCTATTGAATTCTTCAGGGACCTTCTTTTCAATGGTATCAAGTCTATTTATAAGGTCATCTAGGCCCTCAAATTCAAAGCTCATTACAATCTCTCCTTCAGGCTTACTGGTATTTCAAGATGTGATGGCCACTTAAATGGTATACCTGCTATACACTCATAATTCCTACCCAGGTGAGTTACCAAAAGCATATCACCTTCCACTACATCCACTTCAGGCCTCGTATATACGATATAATCAACTACAAGCGTTTCATCATGGTATCCTGTACTGGACTTATCAAGCTCACAAGCCACATTAGATTTTATTATTTTCTTCTGCATGGTAGTAAGATGTGAATCACTATCTTCTACCTCTACATGTCTGATTATGTCCATTCTGTCGTGGTAGGTACTAGCTAATATATCTGATTCTCTCACCTAGTTACCCCCATTCATTTTAATAGTTCCCAGCTTCTTGAATCTAATAAGGTGTTTTTTGTACTTAGCGATTAAATCGTCAATAGATGTTATCTTAGTGTTAGCACCCACATTATATTCAATCTTGGTATTACCCCTGGTTATGGCCTTCACTTCGCCAGTATTCTGGTTGTCTTGTCCACCACTTGACAAAGCCTTGTTGTATTCGCTTAACATTTCAACTATTACAAGTTCTAAATCAGCCGGAATATCATCCCTGTTACAGAAGTTCTTTATTTTCTGAATAAGGATATCAAGAACGAGAGATATTGTACTCTCATTCTCTAATGTATCCTTACCTAGTAAGATTTTGAGTTTTGATATAATTCTCTCGTTCATTCTATCACCTTCCTATACTACGCACCTTTTACTTTGCAAGTGAAGTTTACAAGTGCCTTAGGCTCAATCACCTTAGTACCGTATACAAATAGCCCCTTAACCGCATCAGCAAAAGTCTTTTCAGGTCTGTAAGATTCTATTTCTGTAATCTGACCCGCGTAAGTTATGGCCTGTTCTGTACCTGCCATGATAGAGTACTTATTAGCAGCCACTGGTACATTATTTGACATTCTTAGCGTGAAGCCTGCTACATCTGCACCATCAATTACACCATTAGCTAACACCTTAAAGTCCTTAGTAAATCTTGGATCCTTAGATAGCATACCTAAATACCAAGCTGGTATAATAGCAAATCTTCCTGCTCTTGTTACGTTATTTTCATCAAGCTTAACTGCTAAATCTACTAGCTGGTCATACGCATTAGCTACTTCTACATCTATTGGTGTAGCTGTAGACCCTACCTTGATGCCTGCATCTTTTACGAAGCTAGCAATATGCTGGTCTATAACATCACCTATAGCGTATGATGCTCTATCCATTGCCTTGTCTACCAGCTTAACATTAGCCTGGGCCGCATCTATATCATCTACCTTAAAGTTGAAGTACTTAGCCTTGTCTATAACAAGTTCCTGTTGAGTTGATGTTACTTCTTCTGGGTCGGCTAGTTTCTTAGGTGCTCCATCACCAGTTAGGTAGTCCTTGATAGTAATTGGGCCTATCTGATTAATCTTAACCTTATCTCCCAGCTTCTTGATTTCACCTTCATAGTCATGATTAACTACGTCTGCGTATACTAACTTCTTATCTAAGTTTGCCTGTAGTCTAGCTGACCACAGCGTTGGTATAAAATTCTTTATTGACATATTCTATTCTCCTTCTTTTATAATTTCATATCCTTTATGGCATCCCAATTCGCATTAATTTCTGCCACAGACATGCCCTTTAGACTCTCTGAAGATATCGTAGTATTCTCGTCAGCAGTCTTGGGTGTTTTTCCTTTTAGCCTTTCATTGACTGCATTTTCAACTGCTATATCAAACTTTTCTTTAAATAGCTTGATATTTTCATTTGTGGACTCTGCATTTTCGCCCATTAAAAAAGAGCTAAACTCAACATCAAGCCCTTGCTTACCAAGTTCTTTTACTGTTTCTAGCTCTAGCCTATCCCTATTGAATTGGGCCCTGTCCTGTTCAAATTTAGTCTTTTCTTTTTCAAACTCTGCCTTGGCTCTTTCATCTGCTGACATCTTGGCCAGTTTCTCTGCTTCTGACTTTTCATCTTCAAGCTTTTTCTCATATTCTTTTTGCCACTTTTGTTCAGCAGTCTTCATAGCCTGGGTAACTCTTTTATCAGATTCAGACTGGATTAACTTCTGCAATTCCTCTTCTGTGTAAGTCTTACCCTCTGGTGGGTTATTTTCTCCACCATTACCAGCTCCTGTATCCTCTGCCAGTAGCTGTAAATTCATCTTAAGTCCCTTATAGTTATTCTTCATCCCTCTAAGTTACCATCCTTTCTTTTAAATAAAATAAGACCTTTTAATGACTTGTCTAGGTCGATTATTTGAAACGAAAAAAGCTAGCATTTTCAACGCTTTTGCAATTTGCGTCTCTTTCGTCTCGGTAGAAAATGGAACGCAAATAACGAAATTAACCGCAACAACCAGTTGAAACTATACAATTTTTAGGTGTTATTTTTGTTTCTCTTACCCTTGTTGTTATTCTGTTTCCATCTAGGTCTAGTGGGATATTTTCAACTTTCTTATATACATCCATGTATATTTCTCCCTTATCACCATTCATGGTAAACTCATAGTAATAGGCTCCCTTGTTCTTGGCACTAACTAAGCATTTGCTATTCTGTAGTGTCTTACAAGACCATACAACAAACACATCATCAATATTTAAGAACTTGTCCTGGTCTTCCCTTGCATTTTCATATAGCATTACTTTCTGAACACACAAACTTATAAATCTTTCGTTACTTATCATATTAATTATCCTTTCCCAACTTTTTAGCCAACTCAATTCTCCTACTTAAGATATCGGCATAGCTATTCATAGAATATAGCTGGGCATACATTAGACCCAATTCATCAGCACTTAGCCCCTCTAATTCCCTAATTGCCTTATCTAATTTCATTCCCTTTTCTGTCAATTCTTTTAATTCCTGTTCCATTCTTTCAATGTAATCCATTATTTTTCTCCTCTCATATTTTATACGACGAATTTTAGCCTTTTTCCGTCGTATAAATATTTATACGTCGAATTTTAGCTAAAATCCGTTATATAGATTTACTGTACTAAAAAAGCACCCTAACTATTGTTAAAGTGCTTATATAAATGGTGTAATATCCTTTACATCCTTTAGCCCATTTTTAATTTTCTGCATTGTTGAGTTCTCCTGTAAAAACTCCATACCCTTAATTGTCAGTCTAGGCTCTATAGCTTTAAACCCATAGCCACCCACATAATTGACTCTTGTAAAACCATCAATTAATCCTTCATCAATCATTGATTGTAGTATTCTATTTCTTCTCTCTTCTGATATTTTTAAAGCCTCTAGAAATGTACCATCAAATCGGCTACTATCCATAGATGCCTCAATTCCAACTAGTATCTTATATACTATCTTTAGATTATCCACTATATCACCTCTGCAATATCATCTAGTTTTACATCTATATCTTCCCAAGTATATTCATCATCACCAATAGTAACTAAAAAGACTTCATGGTCTCCATATATCTCCATTACGTCACCTTCTCTACCATCTTTCAATCTAACTCTATCATACTGTTTTATTTTCATATTACTTCACCTCTTCAATTATCACGGTAGTTAAGTGTGTTTTGTCATTATCTACACCCCACCCTACTTTTACATTAGTTGGTATCCCATCTCTATTATACATGATAATTTTTTGTTCATATCTAGTTACATGACCGTTGCTGCCTTTATTTACAGCTGGATTCTCTTTAGCCTTTTTAAGTATCTCTTTTTCGAACTCTTTATAATTATCTATGTTGTATCCTAGCCTTTTTTCGATTAACTTTCCTTTATTCAAGCCACTTGCATTGTTGCCACCAAATAAATATTTTTCAAATTTATTTTTGTCAATAGTAGCTGTATCAACGTTAGGCAACTTTAATTCGGGATTATTTTTAAGCTTCATTCTCCTAGCGTAATCAATGCTTCTTAACCTTTTATCTCTTTCACTTCCATTATACTTTAAATCTTGATATTTATCAAATTTTTCAGGTACTTCAACTCCTGCACTTTTATACCGCTCATGTTGTTTCTTGTCACTATGTCTATTGTTCCATTTCTTTTCCTCTATCAGATACTTAGGGTCAGACTCAACATACTTCTTGTGCCACTCTTTATAGTTTAATGACTTATCAACTTTGACTTCGTTATTGAACATATCTCTGGCCGTCCTGGTGCCTTGCATAGCTCCAGTATATGGTGCAGTGGTACTTCTACATCTAGGGTGCATTGGTGGATAATTTACCCCTGCTTGTGCATCCTTAATACTAAATACTTCATGGTCTAAATCTCTGCATATATCAGATGTTCTAAAGTCAAGGGTGGCAATATAGATATACTTATCAACACCCATTTCGCTGTATGCTTTTAGTGTGCCAAGGCTACTAAAATAGGCTTGTTCAGTGTGTACCAATGTAGCAGCCGCCTTTTTTGATACATCCATCTTCTTCGCTACACTTTCTATAGTCTGTGTGCAATCGGCTCCAGATATAGCCATCTTTACTATCTCTTCTTCCAAGGCATCCTTAAGTTTAGCCCTGTTCTTCCATATCCTTTCGCTGAAGTTCTTACCTGACCAAGGCCTTTCAAATTCTTTTATTATTTCCCCTATAGTCAGCTTATGAAAATCTTTTATCGCTATTTCACCAGTAGCAACACCTATATCAAATATTACCCTATGATAGTTAGTCTGTAGTGACTCTTTCATGAGTGATTCTACCGCTTCGTGTTGGTAGATATATGCCTTGTCTATTTGCTTTTGGATGTTAAAAAATGTTTTTTCAAGGGGGCTTATCCTTGACCTAGTGGATAAGGTGTTAAGCTCCAGTTGTATCTCTGGGCTATCTATTAGGTCCATATACTCTTCTAATCCCATCCTGAAGCTTTTATACTCATCACCTGTTAGAAGCTTAGTAGCAAGGTCATAATCAAGCTCATTATCCTCTGCGTATCTGTAATACAAGACGGATATTTCTTTTTCAATTTCCTTAAGACAATTATAGAATGACTCATTGATTGTCTTAACTACTTCATCTGCTGACCTGATATCTGCCCGTGACCTTTCAAGAGTCCTTTGTATCCAGTAGTTACTCTTCTTCGGCATCAGTATCACCACCTGCATTATCTATATTGGTGAAATCATAACTGCTTGTCATCTCCTCATCCTCTGCCTTTTTCTTTTCTAACTCTTCTTTTGCATTTTCGACAAATGGAAGTTGGTTAAGTAATGTTTC